TTAATATTGCTTTCATAATTACTCCTTCAACAACTCTAACATTGTAACAGATTTTGTGAATAAAGGCGAGACATTTTTACAATAGGATACTGGCAAATCTCCTGGTCTTCTTGGCTGTACAACAACTTCAAAGTCCACATTATTAATCTTTTTATAGATACCAATCATATCAAGAACCGACATTGGTTGACCAGTACCAAGTTCTTCTATGTTGTTGGTGGGATTCTCAATAGCCTTCTCAATAGTACGGCATACATCCATCACATGAATATAATCTCTCATTGCTGTGCCATCTAAACTCTCCAAATAATCATTACCATATAGATTAAATGTACCAGTCTTAACGGCATTTCTAAGTGCCATCATCAATCCATCAGGATTAGTTGGTCTGATACCATACTCGGAACCAATTACATTATAGAACCTGAATATGGTGTAATCATTGGTAGAAAATTGTCTAATAACATCTTCAGCACATAACTTTGACCGTGCATATGGTGAGGTTGGATTAGCAGCCGCACCAGTTGAAGCAAAGATAATATTGTCTGTAGAAACAGAATCAAACAATCGTGCTGTGCCTTCAATGTTATTAAGATAATATTCAGATGGAGTTTCCATACTCTCACCAACAGATACAAAGGCAGCCAGATGTACTACTGCATCATAGTATGGGTATCTAACGACCTCAAAAATATCTCTGCGTTTGGTGAATGGAAAGTTTTCAGCATCCCATCTATGGTCAATGCCTGATACATCATACTTATGTTTAAGCAATTGTACCAGGTGTTGACCAATATAACCAGCACTACCCGTTATTAGAATTTTCTTCATAATCAATTACATTTATTGCACTTAATTTTTGGTCGTCAGTACAGGTGCAAGGACCATTATCTTCATCAAAAATGTTTATGTATTCTTCTTCAGATACTTTACGGATGGACATAATATTCTCATCAATATGTTCCTGTGACAATTCTCTAAAATCTGCATCACCAACTCTCATTGTAAATTCATCGGCTGCATCTTCAGCACAGGTTGCAAACACAGCATATCTCATGCGAAACATACTTACTGCTTCAACAATAAAAATCTTACGGTCTTCATTCTTACGTTCAGTCATATCAACCATATTAGCCTCTCTTAGTTTCACAAATTCATCATACTTTTCTTTGGTACTTTCACTATAACCACCATCACCGGCATTAATATCAGCACCGACTTTAATATTCTCACTCATCATTATCACCAATTTTTTGAATATAAAATATATCTTTCAATATATCTTTCAAGGCCTGCCGTGTTGTCATTCCTCTTTCTTTCCTTTCGGCCAGATTGATTTTGAATAACATCACGGCAATTCCTACAAAGTAACCTACTAATACAAGGTTCATAGCATCTAAAAATAAACTAAACATATCATACTTCAACTGTAATCAATTATAAATAGGTGTGGGTCACAGAATTGCAGTTCTCACCCACTCTATGTCAAATTATAACACAAGGACACAGCTATGTCAAGTATATATAAAGTATTCATACCCACCTACCTCTACATCAAACAACACAAGATTACCGGTAAACTTTATTTTGGTAAGACCACGAGGAATCCAACCAAATATAAAGGTTCTGGTAAACACTGGAAATCACATATAAACAAACACGGTAAACACATTGAAACATTGTGGTATTGCCTTTATACTGATGAACAAACAATCAAGGAATCTGCTTTATCATTTTCACAATTGTGGAATATTGTTGAATCATCCGAATGGTTGAATTTGATTCAGGAAGATGGTATTGGAAATGGCCTACCTGTTGGCCACAAGAAAACTGAAGAACATAAACGAAAAATTTCCGAAAGTAATAAAGGAAAGTCAGGTTGGTCAAAGGGACTAATATTACCTAAAGAATTTGGAGAAAAAATTTCCAAGACTAAACTTTCACGAAACAAAAAACTAACACTAAAAGAAAAGAAAAATGTTAGTGAAGGAACAAAAAGAGCCATGAATGACCCTATCATCAAAGCCAAATGTTCCGCACCACATATCAAAAATTGGATACTAACTGATCCTCAAGGTATTGAATATCTTGTGACCAACCTAAACCAATATTGTATGAACAATGGGTTGAACAAATCCAACTTAGTACAGGTTGCTAAAGGAAGATTCCGACATTCCAAAGGATGGAAATGTCGGTATGATGTTTAGATTTCAATAATTTTGGGCTGAAAATTATCCGCCTGAGATTCATATCCGATATATCCTCTAGGCTGGCAAACAATTCTGGTTTTACCAACCATATAATCAAAAGCATGGTGAGTATGGCCATGAGCCCACAGAGAAATCTCAGGATGATCCATGATATAGTTAGTCAAATCAGAACTATACCCACCATTCATTTCCCAATCATCTTCATATTGGGGTTTTGTAGACAATTTGCTTGGTGAGTGGTGACCTACCACAACAATTTTGTTAGGTGAATTTAATTGATTCAACTTATTCAAAAAGTCTTTATGGTCAACCAATACATCTTCGGGTGTCAATTTGGAATTCCTATAATGTAAATTACCTTCATCATCTTTCCAAGATGTTTTACGGCCACCAGGTGCTGAAATGATTCTAAAATCATTCATCATTTCACGGATAACCCTCATTGTACTTCGGTCTTCATTGTTGAAATTGGTCCACAATGTACCACCAAAGAACAATGTATCACCAATGGTAATATGCTCTCTATCTAATACATGGAGATTGGTATGCTTTGCCAATTGTGTTCTCAGAATATCGTGGGTCTTATCATAGGTACCATGGTAGTGTTCATGGTTACCTGCAATATAGATTACATCTTTGAATTCAAATGCACAACGGGTAAAGAAACTATGGAATCTTTCATAGTAACGACTATCTGTGTATGGTAATTCTTTAGCGACACAAATATCACCAGCCAACAATAACACATCGGCATTATTGTCATTTTTTAAAATTAAATCACCGAATTCTAAGTGAACATCGGATGCAAGTGCTACTCTCATAATTCTTCCTTGTAAAACTCTATTATATCATAACAATGGTATAATGGCAACTCAACTGTTGCTTCTATGCGACACCTTAACCATATGGTTTTTACCTTTACGGTATTTGGCATCCTGTAGGTTTTCATTCTCACGGTTTGTCCACATTTGGTCGCAGGTTTCATACTCATAACTGGTTATACGCATACAATCAATTAGGTAAGCCTGGTGCTCATCCAATACTTTCGGTTCAGGTTTAACTTCAACAACCGGTGGTGCACTAGGTACTAGAATCTGTTCCTTTGGTGCCAATGACTGCATAGGATTAACAGGTACAATTTCTGGTACAGGTGCAGGCAATACTTTTTGTACCAAAGGTTGTACTTCAGTTGGTTGTGGAGTTTTGTGGTTAGCCAATACGACCACACAAAACACAGCAGCCAAACCAGCAACAACATACTTCCAAAACATTACAAGTATAACACCGAACACTAATGCTAACACACCACCTATCACCACATACTCTAACACACTTTGGTTAAAGTTCATAATATCATTCATCACAATTCTCCATTACAATCTAAATTTATCCAACACTTGTTTGGCTTGAGTAAAGTCTTTCACTTCAGGGTAATAAGATGCTTGCATTTCTTTTAGTGCTCGCAATCGTATTGCCTGTTCTTTTTTGTAATCCGCAATAAGCATAAGAGCATAAGTAATATCATCATCAGTTGCCTGTGCCATCCAAGCCATAAAGGTTGCATAGTCAGACTTCAGAATAAACATTAAATTGTCTTTGTCCCATTCGTTCATACAATTTTCCCTATAACGTTATAGATTAAAGTATCCAACTCGGTTTGATAATCTTGTCCTGTTCTACGTTTGAGGTAGATGGACTCAATCAATTCGTCTTTTGGCATATCATCCTTAACCACATGATAACCACGGTACTCCAATTCTTGAGTCAAATCTTCATCATTAAATTCTGATAAGTCAACATCTACCTGTACGTACATATTATGCCTCTACTAATTCAGGGGTTTCGGTCACTTCAACTTCAACTGATTCTGTTACTGTTGGTTTACCAGCATAACGACCATTAACATCAAAACATTCAGGATTCATTAACTGATATGCTTGTACTTTACGTCCGTTTCTAATCACTTTAACATCACCGCCATCTAGACGGATATTATATATGTTAGTTGATAGCCGATACAGTACCGCTTCTTGGTCTGTGCCTGCAAAGACGGTCTTAATTTCTTCTAACGTTACTGGTTTACCACTCAACATTACTTGTGTGATTTTCTCATGGCGGTTTTGTTTGCCTTTACGTACTACTGTCATAATATACTCCTAATTACAAATTAAAATGGAACTTCATCCATACTCACGGGTTTTGCAGCTTCAACAACTGGTGCCTCAACCTTAACATCAATCTTACTGTATAAGTCTAAGAAAGCTGTTTTGGTTTCTTCATCAAATCTTGAAACACACAACTCTATGGCTCTCATTCTATCGTTAAAGATATTAAAGGTCTTTGCGATATGAACCAATCTACGGGTAGATATAATCTCATCAATAGCACCTGATTTAAAGGTTTGACGAACTACATCAGCCCAATTAACTAAACACTCTACAAAATCGGCATCATTAACCAATGGTGTAAGAATCTTCTTCTCAACTTTTTTGTCAGGGAACTCCTGCTCTACTGTTATAACAAATCTTTCTAAGAAAGCAGAGTCTAATATCTGTGCAAGGAATCTACCTTCATCACTACCTTGACCTTTAGTGTTAGCAGTAGCAATCACGGTGAAACCATCTTTTGGATGAACCAACTCGCCATTCTTTTTATTGTAGTACGGTTTGCCTTCTAAGATACCTTGCAAACACATTAACTTATTAGAACCACGGTCAACTTCATCAATCAATAGGACTGCACCACGCTTCATAGCTGTGATAACAGGACCATCACGATTAACAACGTTACCATTAACCAAAGTAGGGCCGCCAAGTAAATCGGATTCGTCTGTTTCAATAGATATGTTAACACGGATACACTCTCTCTTTAATTCTGCACACACTTGCTCAACCATCAATGTCTTACCATTACCAGAATGGCCTGTAATGAATACAGGATAGAAGGACTTTGCCTTAACGATAGTGGTAAGGTCTTTGAAGAAACCAAACGGTACATAATCAGGGAACTTCTCAGGTACGGATGGATCTGATTCATCAATCAACTTAGGTTGTTTGAATGATAATACCTGTG